ACGCCGCTACCTACGCACACTCCACCCACACACTTCCACATCCTCTCTACCACACACACACAGCCACACACACACGTACACACTCACGAATATCATACGCAAGACCCATTCCTCCCAGTCCATTTTCTTTCTACTACCTACCTAGATGTACGACATCACATCCTATACTCGTCGCAATGCACGACGGCTCGGTGTGCACGTTCAACCTTCGTCGATACCCACGAAAAAGATTGATGTGTTTCAAGGCCATACCAAAATTGCATCCGTTGGCGCCATCGGATACAGCGACTATCCCCATTACCTTCTCGAAAAAGGAAAAGCCTACGCCGATGAACGACGACGGCTCTACCATCTTCGACATCAGAAACAAACCATCGGAGAACGCATGGCCCGTCAACTCCTTTGGTAATCCGTCTCCATAGGGTCCAGTGTCGGAGGAGAGCCGTACAGCTCTATCACCTTCGTAGGACTCCAACGGTATCGTCCTGCTGGCAACGCCTTCACTTCTTCTTGCATCTTCTTACGCTCTTCTACCTTTTCCTTTGATTCCAACAACGGGAAAGGGCGAACCCACCAACTCGTAATCCATGCCCACATTTCTATTAGGTATTACCTTTTTATGTGGAGCTGCTCGGCGGGCGTCAACATAGCCCACCATTTGTCCACGTCCGCTTGCGTGATGCGCACGCCCTGAATCCACACCTCCATCCTATTCTGGAGTTCGAAAAACGACACCGCGGGTTTCTCTCTCCCGGCATTTAATTTCGAAAGCCAAGATAGAAATGACCCTTGCCGAAATCTTTCACGCCAACCGTCCCACGCTCAGCCTCGGCTCCATCCGCACCTACTGCTCGTTGATTTCCAATCTCGCGAAACAGATGAATCTCACGCTCGAGAAACCCGCTGATGTCATTCAGCATTACAAGGACATCCTGGAAGCCCTGAAGGACCTGCCCCCACGAACCCGAAAAACTCGACTGGCCGCATTGGTTGTGTTTATTGATAAACATGCCAATTCGGAACACGCCGTCGAGACGTTTCGCAAACAGATGTTGGAGGACATCAGCGTCGTCGATAAAGAGAATGACGAACAACAGATGACGGAAAGGCAAAAGGAGGGACTGATGTCCATGAAGGACATCAAGAGTCGATACAATCTATTAAAGAAGGAGGTTACGCCATTACTCAAACTTGAGACATTAGATAAGCGGCAGTTTCAACGGGTACAGTTGTATGTGTTGTTGTCTTGTCTTCTTTTGATTCCGCCACGTCGTTCACTCGACTGGACAGAGTTTAAGTTACGAAATACGACGGATGCCGTTAATTACATGAAAATCCAAGACCGCAAGGCGTACCTGGTGTTCAACGTGTACAAGACTGCACGGAAATATGGTCAGCAACTTGTAGTCGTCCCACCCACCCTACGAACCCTTCTCACCAAATGGAAGAAGTTGAACCCACACGACTACTTGTTGATGAATGTCTCACAACAGAACAAAATTACTTCGGCGACCATCACGCAACTCCTGCATGAATTCTTCGAACGCCCCTTGAGTACCAGCATGCTCCGCCACATCTTCTTGACCGAAGAATACAAAGACATGCCTGCCATCAAAGAAATCAAACAGCGCGCCCATGACATGGGACACGACATGAGGACCGCTCTCACGAACTACGTGAAGAAGTCGTAACACGACGATAGTACTCGTCTATCCACGCCCGATGGGCCGTATCGATGATATGGAGTGCCTTGCGATAGGCCACCATATGGTCTTCCCATTCCTTTTCTTCGGCGGCGGACCGACGTGCCTGGCTTTGCTTGATGCGGGCTTCCGCGTATGCTTTTCGAAGGGCCAGGATTTCTTCGTGCGTAGAGAGGCTCATTATGCCAAGACCACAGATTTTCGTTCCACCGTCATGAGGGGCCGCGGCTTTTTAGGCAACTGAGGAACATGGGGAGCAGCAGAAACAGGAACAGCAGGCACTGCTGGTACAGCCGCAGCCTTCTTCTTTCGAATTGCAGCTGTTCCCACAGTCCCTGCAGGCGCTGCGGGGGCCACAGGAGCCGGAGCAACAACAGGTACATCGCGTAGCCTCCCCGTCTTCGCCTTCGGAGCCTCCTTGGGTATGTCTTTAGGTGCCTCTTTGGGTACATCCTTGGGGGTCTCACCCTTCCCCATCAGACCACGAACCTCCTCATACTCCTTGGATCCCTTCTTGGGCATGGACCATGAACCTTTTCCCTCATTCCATTTACGTAAAGCGATCAACCACGCGTTCGGTTTCTTATCTTTGATTTCAGCCATCTATACTATACCGGAAGGTTTTTATCTTTAAACTTTTACGAAGTAGGCAATACGGTTTTTAATAGAGTGGCAATTTTATTCATACGTTCTTCTGTTAATGTAATATACGTAGTCAATTGATTTTGGAGTGATCCGATCTGAATACGTTGTGATCCGAACGTAGACTGTTGATCGGCAATGGTGGCATCCTTGGCATCTTGTGCCGCTTTCTGATCGGCAGCATACATCGCAATGGGGTCGCTGAATCCTCGTGCTTTGGCTTGTTGCATCACTTTGGGAGTACGATAGGCGCCCGTCGAATCCAATTGGTCGGGGTCGCAATAGAGATGTTCTTGACCCGCAAAATCGGTAGGGATATGACTGAATACTGGTTTGATGGTATGACGAAGTTCATCGGTATCCAAATGAGCCTGTGTATCAATCAACTTTTTGAAGGGATAGGTAGCAGGGTCAATCTTGGCCGTCTTAACAAACATTCTTATTTTATGCTACGATAAAAAATTAAAAATTAGACGCTGGTAGCACTTGAACGTCTAACCAAAGTTGGTCGTTGGTGTCCGTATTACAACCTGAACTATTATAAATATAGACATCAAACCAACCGGTAGCACTAACAGCGGGTGTGTAATCATTGAAAATGATAGAAAAAGGGAAGGTGACGTGATTGTATGTACCATTCGTGAAAGCTTGTAATGAATAATACCAATACTGCCCCGAAGATTGAGAATAGATACGCACATAAGGATAAGCTAGACCTGAACTCGTCACATAATAAGACAACTTACCAGTAAGCCTGACACTAGTATAGGAATTATAACGATAAAAACAATAGGTTGTATTATAACCACCGCCCCAAGCCATACCCTGAATGTTTAACGTGTTTTGATTAACAGCCTGACTCCTACAAAGTTGTTGATTTGTATTCAATACGACGGGATAGCAGTAGTAATCCGTTTGCTGGGGGAGTCCATTACTGAAATACGCTGTGGAAGATTCCATAATCAACTGCCCCGTGTTTCCCGCATTTAAATGAACGTTGCCATTTCCATTTTCGAAATAAAAAGGTCGATAGCTATTCCAAATGCCATAAGGGCTTCCGTTTGCCGTTACCAATAAATACGTATTACTGCCATCGTTGCGCCACATCACGCCGTATGTGCCTCCCGAATCAATATAGCGGTCTTGTGCATATCCATCCTGACCGTATCCAACGGCAACATACGAACCAGCCCGAACACTGCCCGATGTATTCACATCCAGACGATACGTAGGATTGATTGATCCACCAAGTGCCATATATCCAGATGCATTGATCGCCATACGAAGACCACCACCAGACGAACCATCATAAATATAAAAATTACCGGCACCTCCTCCTGAACTTGTTCCACCTGAACCGATATAATAGTTTCTACCACCTGTGGTGGCTTGAAGATAAATATTGGAATCCGTTCCAGAGGAAATAATGGTAAAAGGTTGTCCGTTATTTGTGGTGAGCGTCAGATTTCCGGCTGAATTCAGAACAAGTGAGTTTGTATTGAATCCTGCCAAACTCCAATAATAAGAAGAAGCGCCAAAATTCATTGGTTGAAATCCAGAAGATGGATTGTAAGAAATCATCTGACCTCCTGTATTGAATCCTGAACCCGAACCAAATCCAAGGGCCACCGCAGGACTTGTATTGGTTGTTCCTCCAAAGATTGCGAATTGGTTGCTGTTCCAATACGTAGGAGTGACCAACGTAGAAGATAATGCGACATGAAGAGGGCCATAGGGTAAAGTCGTTCCTATCCCTACATATCCCGATGAAGTAATCGTCAATCGTGGTCCTCCACCCTGTCCGTCAATGATGCTGAAGTTTCCTACACCACCACCCGAACCCGTTCCTCCTGACCCAATGTAATAGCTCAGCCCTCCTGTCGACGTATTCTCGAAAAGAAGATAGGCATCCGCACCCGATGAAATAATCGACATTGGAGTGGTCGTTGTCGTATTCAATACAATACGTGACGATGATTGTGTTAGAACACTATTCGCCAATACATTGCTACTAGACGCATACGGAAGATAAGTGGATGATACCGAACCCTGAATCGGATTTGTATAGGCAATAATCTGGTTCGATGAGTTCACTCCCAAGGTTAAAGACGGAGTTCCTCCATAGGGTGCGACGGTAATAGGACCCGTTACTGTCATCGCAGACGTATTGATTTTGACAAGGCCATCTATCACAGCCGTTCCCTGCGTCATGCTGAATCCGGTAAAGTTCACATATTGGGCATTGGAGGAAGCTTGAAAGTAAAATACGATCGCACCTTGAAGGCTCCCATATTGACCAGCCACGAATGATCCTGAGATGGTCTGAGAAGAGGTAGTGACTGCATAAGTTGTGGGACTGATGACGGCGGATGTGGTACCCGTGGAGATGTCATATTGAAGTACTTCGAACGTCATCGCCTGACTTCCCACCACTCCTGTCAAGGTAAAGATGTATTCTTGATATTGTGGAAGGCTGTATGAACCCAACCACATACCCATCGCCGACGATGAGGAACCCGCTGTTAATCGATACGTCCCTGATAACGTAGAACCTGAAGGAACGCCTGCAGGAAGTCCTGCGGTGGTGAAGTTGCTGGCGGCTTGTCCTGTGGAGGTATAGGAGGTTTGGATGATGTTATTCAGATTGGTCGTGTATCCCACTCCATTCGTCACGGTGTTGTTGAAGGTATTGGTGCCTGTCCAGGTATTATTGAGAGGAAGAAGGTTGGCACCTGGTCCCGTGGTTCCTGTCGCTCCCGTGTATCCTGCGGCACCTGTTGGACCGGTTGGTGTTACAATGGGAATGACATGCCCATTCGCATCGACTCCCAAGACATTGGAATACGTTCCCGTCGGTCCCGTTAACGAAGGAAGCGTCAAGTTGCTCGTGATGATGCCACCTGTGGGCCCTGTTGCGGTCAATAGATTTCCATTGATGTTGATGGGACCCGTTGCACCTGAATAGGGGACGTAGGAACCCAATTGAGTGGCTAGGTATCCTAATGGTACCGCATCCGTCGTTCCGATGGGACCTGTCAATCCCGATAATCGATTACCATTGATGTTGATGGGACCCGTTGCACCCGAATAAGGGACATAGGATGTTAGTTGAGAGGTCAGGTATCCTAATGGTACCGCATCCGAGGCTCCTGAGGGGCCCGTCGGCAACCCTGTTAAGACGTTTCCCGCCATTCCAATCGGCCCCCCCATCACGCCACCCGCCAATGGTAAATACACTCCTACGTCCGGAACGACTTGCTGCCCATTAATGTATACGGTTGTCGCATTGATGTTGCTCAGACCGTCGACGGTCAATGGATATTGTGGCTGGGTAATGCCGTCTAAAGACATTCTATTCATCATACGGAAATAAAAATCGAATCTCTGCACAGAATGCCCCGTGTACTACGTAATGGTGGAACCCTCCAAGAAGAAGCCGATGATGAATCCTGGGGCAACTGGTTCTCCAATCTGATTGGTGCCTTCACCAACAATGAACATCTTCCGAAACGATTCCGTTCCTTCATCAAATCCCATGGACGAGACGTCATCCATTCCCTGAACATGGTTCGTGCCCCCGTCGCCCGACCTGGTGTCTGGGCCATGGAATTGTTGACCGCTGGTCGCTGGGAAGAGTTCAAGAAGCGAGGTGGCATCGATGAAACCTATCACACCAGTCTCGTCATCAACGGCGACCTCGTCATCGAAAAACTCGATAAACTCGAAGCCCGTGTCGACTCGTCCCACGAACAAGGTGCAGAGTCCTTTGATGTTGATTTGAAAGGAAAACACCTTACGGTAGCAGAGTTCCTTGAACAAGGACGAAAACGAATGGGTGAGAAGTTCTATACCTACAGCGCATTAAATGGTAACAACTGTCAAGATTTTGTGATGTCCATGGTTTCCGCCAATGGACTCATGACCGATGCGGGTCACCGTTTTATCAAACAAGAGCTCGATAAACTCATTCATGAATTACCGACGACCACCAAGGTTGCCGCCCAATTCATCACCGACGAAGCCCGTCATGCAGGTAACATCAAAGAAGAACTATTGAACAAGCGAGGTGGAGTTCGTCACCGTATGGAACACGGACTCCAACGGCGCATGGGTTAACGACGAGGGATTCGGCCTTCTTTACGTAGCTCCGATAGCTGAACCGCTGTCTGTTGACGTTCCGCCATCGCATGCGATAGTGGATGATGGCTCAGGGGACGGCCATGGACAAAGACTTTGAATCCTGCGCCTGATTTTTGCAGGGTGTACGGCATCTACCTGATTCATGAGATTTTAAAATCGCATGAATGTTGTAGAGAGATAGTAGAAATGGATACCCTTGCTACCATCAAAACCTTCCATCTGCCGAGTGACGAAGACATCATGGTCTCCATGCGCCGATGGCATACCTTACAGCATCAATTGAATGGCTATCCCATCTGTAAAGTCGAATTGGTTAATGGCAAAACTTCTTCTTCTTTGCGTATCCATGATGGAGCATGGCAAACGAATGCTCTTCCGATGGTTCCAGATGAACCGGACCACCGTGCGCCATCATGTTCAGACGGTCCAGATTCGAAATCGGAAGAGAACTGACATGACCACCGAGGGCATACGCCGACTCGTAATGTCCATCCATGAAATGCGGATGATGCATCTTTCCACCACGTTTCTTCATTTCCGCATGTTCGGCCACGGCTTCCTTGACCTTCTCCACCGACAGGTCATGCTTCTCGGCGAGCTCAGGATGAGCCTTGATTAAATTAATCAATTGAGCAGGCGTGTTAATCACCATCTTCTTGACTCCTGCCGGAACCATCATGCCACCATCGGCCTTGCAGACCACACGGCCACCACGAGCATACAATGAATTGAGCTTATTGGCCAACACCGGGCCCACCACGGGAACCGCATTGCCTACCGCAGAGGTCACAAACTTCGCGCCTGCCTTGAGCGTGTCCACCGCTACATCCTTGATGAAAGAACCTACCGCACCCATTATTCTACTGGTCTATAGAAAAAAAACACATCGATATCGTTATGGACGTGTTTTTTTCGATTAAAAGTTCATAGAAGAAGTTCGTAGGAAAATTATCGAACGATTTCGACACTTCCTGTCGAATCAACAAGAAGTTGGAAGTCTGCGATAAAAATGAAGTACAAGGTGGAGGCGACCGTTGCCACACCACCCGTGGTTCCTGCCAAGTTGACCTGGATGTTGGCGATGGAGCACGGGCTTCCTTGGAAGGCCAGACCCTCGTTGATTCGTTGGGCAGAGGCACCTGCGGCGAATTGGGTCGTCAGGTACGGGCCACCAAAATAGTTGGCTGAAATGTTGGCGGAGACGACGCTGGCGGAGGTGGCCACAATCGGGTCGGTGATGGAAGCATCGAAGATACGACCAAATGACTTCTGAAGTTCCGCAAAGAACAAGGCAGGAGCCAAAGTTGAATCCAGGGCCAACGACGAAATCAATCGACCATCCAATGACACTTGGTACTGGTTGATGTTATTGGAGAGCGAACCGGACTGGTTCGACACCGTAGACAAGTTGGCGGTCACGTATTGTGCGGAGACGACACCACGAAGGGAGGAGACGTTGATGCCGTAGTTCAAGTTGGCCGTTCCTGCGCCCGCCAATGGGAGAGTCACAGAGGCGAAGTTGGTGTACGAATAGACGTACTTGGCGCCCGCCATCATGTCATGGCGAACCTTCTGGACGAAGGCCTCCTCAGGCATGACCTTGTCGTACACGAGCTGAACGTTGGAAAATGCGGCGGATGTCCAAGCCGGGTCGGTACCGATCGCCGTGTCCCAGTACATCAAACCCACGCTGGTTTGCCAGTCAATCTGGACTTGCAATGTTCCATTGATCAGGTACAATGGCATGGCTTGCTGGCTTCCAAGAAGACCAAGAAGAGGAACACAGAAGGTCAAGAGAGGGCTGTTGACGTTGGCCGCATCCGTTGGGCCGTTAAACACAACACCTGCACCCAACATCAAAGTAGCATCGTGGGACAACCAGTCGTTTGATGTGGAATGTGTAAGAAGAGTGTCGTACAGGGCCCAGGCGTTTTGCTGGTTGTCGATTTGTACCGAGTTGGCATAGGTTGAAATACGGTTGATACAAGCTGTCGCCGCCTGAGCCGCACCCTTAAACGACCAGCTGTACGCCTTGGTGCCGGTACCCGTGAATTGTACCGTGAAGCGCAAGTAAGGATTCATCATGATTCCCGCACTGGCGCCGCAGGGGATCTGAATGACCGAAGAGCCCGCCGCCGCCTGGGTACCCGACAACGAAGGAACGTTGACGGTTTGAATCGAGCATGGAATCGGCTTGGCCGCCTTACAACTGCGAAATGCATCCGGAATGGAGTCAAAGGACGCAGGTAAAATATAGTGGGTATCTGAACCAACGGTGTGAAGCGACATTTGTTCTACTAGTGCTTACAGAAAAAAAAACGCTCAACCTCGTTGAAATCTCGACTTATGTTTTTTGTCCTGGGCAAACTTTTCAATCTTGATGGGCTCACGATGCCGGACGGGTTCAGGCTGGATGGGCTGTTGCGGTACCAATAAAACTTGTTCGGGGGGAGCGATGTTCTGAACGTTTCCCCTCGTAAAATGGCAATGGTTTCGGGCATGCATTCTATTGAATGATTTGCTTTATTATCGTTGGAACTCTTCATCGATTTTTTCCACTTCCAAACTGACCAAGCATTGAAACGAGGTGGGCAGGGCGCCGTTGGACAAGCTACTCAATTGGACTACCGTAAGAAGGAGTTGACCCGACAACACCTGGTCCTTCAGATGGTATTCTTTGTTCGACACATCCAACTGGAGATAGCCCGCCGATGTGTTTGCCGTAGGCGCACCCGTCATGAAGGTCAAATAGCGCTGAGGCGAATAGGGAAAATACAGATTGTCGGATTGGACCTGTAAGACACGACCAATGGTCGTTGCATCCTGGTATTGAACTCCTAATACCCTGATACAGCACTTGCCCGTTATCGGGACGGCAAAATACGTACCGTTGTTAGCATTATTAATCAAGACCTGGACCAATACCATTACTGATTAGTACGTAGATTTTTTATCTTCCGGAAGGGGTAAGGTAATTCCTTTCTTCTTCAAGAATCGCTCGACTCCACCCGCATACTTCTTATTCACGACCATTTCGCCTGGCATCACGATGGTTTTCCCTAACTGGGACCTCTTGTGGGTGGGTTCGCCAGTAATCGGCCCATGATAGTCGTTCATTACCCCGCTTTTCATCACGGGCACCGGAACGACCAAACTGCCGTACTCCAGGAGGCTCGAAATCGTATCCTCGTGTTTGTCCTTTATCTTCGGACTGTCCTTTATCATCCCCCCTGCGGACAGATTCCGTGGACGCTTGTTGAACAGGTTGACGAACTTTCCGCTCGGCGTCTGGTAAAACATCCTGCTCTACCTCCGGTTTTTCTAGTCCCTCAGGCGTGACCCCTCCATTTGTTAATTTCTGTTTATAGAAGGATAACCGGTTCAGCATCCGCTGGCGTTCTTCCATTAAGCGTTTCATTCCTTCTTCATCCACGAGATGCAGCGGTGTCATCAGGTTGTTGCTGGTCGACGTTAGAATCGATTCATAGTCTGGACGAAGGACTTCTCGTAAAATAAACGAGAATGACCAGTTGATATTCTGTAAATTAATCACATTACTGGAAATATTTGTCGTCAGAGTGAAATTAATCGAGGAGATGATGGGGTCCAACAGGAAAATCGGTTCCGTATTCTGAAAGTAGTTAATCCAACTCGACTGTTGCGTGGTAATGGGAATCTTCACCACAATGGTACTGACGGTATCCTGCGTCGTGATGAACTCACGGCTACGTTGTTGTTTCAAGTTCGAATGGACCAAGAGATAGTTGATGGGGTTCAGCACACAGGGTTGCGTACTGGTCGCTGTGGTTCCATTCGCATAAAACGTAATGGGCGTGGGGGAGCTGGTATTAATACCAAAATATCCTGCTGCATAGTAATACCCTGTTCCTTGTGACGTGAAATTGATGGCGATAAAACTCGAGGTATACGTCGCATTCGTGAATCCATACGTGATGAAACCCGTCGCTGGATTGTACGTTGTGGTAAACACTGGTGTACCATTCAATCCTTGAACAATCCATAACGACGACAAAGCTGTATTCAGCGCCGTGATGATGCTGTAGGCGGTATAGTTTCCTTGAGGGATTTGCAACTGGAGGTTGGGCTTCGTGGTCGTTCCATCAAATAAGGTACAGGTAAGCGGTACATACGTGAGCGCCGTATTGTAATAATTCGCAAACTGATAGAACGTAAACGGTACTTGGATGGACGTGAAATATAATTGGAACACGCCTTTCTTGGCCATCAGCGAGATGACTTGTGACGTGTTAAACGTTGGGCTTTCATTGGTTCCTGCAGAACGCTGTGAAGAATCCACGTTGAAGGGATAGGACATTACCTCAACGAGGTTCGAGTTGTTCGACATCTTACTGTATCACTAGATTTTTCAATCCCTCTATCGGTACACCTTCTTGTACTGGTTCTTCTAAGGGTTTGAATTCGCTATGAAGGATAATGGGCTCGTAGGGCTCGACTCCTCGGATGCCTTCAATTTCCTCGTCGGTTTTCAATAGATTGGTGGGGTGAAGTGCCTCACGAATCTGTGGAAGGGTTGCCCCTCGAAGAACGCGGAGATTGAGTGCCATGTTTCTAGGGTGAACTCAGATTAAAAAATCGACATGCCGCGCTGGGCGTAGGGATTGCTCATCCGCTGCAGGCGCTCATCGATTTCTCGTAAGGCTTGGGCTCGTTTGTGGACCTTTCGAACGTATTTGCTAATCTTGGCATCTTCGGAGGAATCCGAATCGGTCGAATCGCCGTACTCGCTGGTCTCGCTGGTCTCGCTCATGTATCGAGCACGAGGACGGGTTGGCGCCTTCTTGGCACGGGACTTTCGTGGGACCGGCTCCTCTTCTTCCGAGGTTTCCGAGGGTTCGACCTCCTCGACCTCCGGTTCGGGCATGACCACCTCGTTTTCGGGAATCGGTTTGGGCTTGCGTGTGTATTTTCGTCTCGGTTTCACCTGAACCGCAATCTTGTCGGCAGGAATGACCGGTTTTCCCTCTGCATCTAGTTCCGCTTTCTTCTTTCCTTTTGTTTTCATCACTTTCGTGGGCGCTGCTGCGATGAGTGTGGGTTCCACGGGTTTATCCACCAGGTAGACCTCTCCTTCGACTGCGGGCTTTCGTGGCATCTACCGTAGGGGAACATTTTATATCGGTTCACTATAGAATGCAAGCCCACGCCAGCGAACTGACAAAGGTACTGTGTCCGCTGGATTCCCAGAAGTGTACGGATAAGAAAGCACCGTTTCCTTCCAAGCCTTTCAATTACTGCATCTGCGCCAAGAAGGGCCAAGGGAAAAGCACACTGCTCATGAATCTGCTCATGAAGAAGGAATCACCGTTGCATAAGGCGTTTGACCTGATTTTCCTGGTGTCTCCGACGGCCATGGGCGACGACAAGATGAAACCGTTGGTCGAAGACATCGGACCACAGTACTATGATACGCTGAACAATGAAGTCCTTGCAGAAATCATGGAACAAATCGAGGCCCATACGGAGAAGCTGCAAAAGAAGAAGAGGAAGCGCATCCCTCATTACTGTCTCATCATGGACGATTGCCTCCACATGTTGCGCGGTAAACAGTCGTCCTTGGTGGCCAAGTTCGCCACGACCAATCGTCATCTCAAGCTGACCAACATCTGGCTGGTCCAGAAATGGAACACCTATCTCCATCCCCTGATTCGCTCCAACTTGGATTGCATTTCGTTCTTCCATACGGAGAACCGTGCAGAACTCGAATCCTTTATCAAGGAAATCGGTACCGATGAAGAGAAATTGATGAAACTCTATGACTACGCCACTGCCGAGCCCTATTCCTTTCTTCATATCAATATGTATTCTCAACCCATACGGTACTACAAGCGATTCGACCAAATCGACTATCGGCCAAAAAATAATCTACAGGAAGAGTAGAAACCATGGTAGGTCCGAAGAAAACACTCGGTTCCCATCCAGAAATCAATACGTTCTATGATGACGTCGCGGGCCTCAAGCGAGGCGGTCGTCGCAAGGCACGAAAGGTCAAGCGGTCCGAATCGGTCAATCAAAATGTGAATACCTTGCACGTTCATCTGGATTCAAAGAAGGCAGGCGGCAAGAAGACGTACTACGAACGTTCTACCAACGTCAAGCGATTGATGGACCCCAAGCAATCCTTTGCTGCACCCGCCCATGTGAGTCAGCCTTCTTATTTTGCTGTCGCCCCTGGAGTCGGGAACTACGAGACGCGGAATGCCAGGCCATTGGGTGTCGACGAGGCCCATCCGGGCCATTACATGAAACAAGCAGAAGTCGGTGACCCTCGTTCCGTCCTGTGGTCTGTGGATACCAATCGATATGGTCTGGCTCCTGTCGATTCCGCCGCCAAGCGTGTCCAGGTGACTCCCAGTGACCGAAAGGGTGGCATGTTCTATAATAATCCTGCACACGATATCATGGGTGAGAACAACTATTCCGACGAGGCCATGCGGAAACGCGCGGTGGTCGAGATGGCGGTGGCACAACACAAGGCCGTATCGGAAGAATTTGCATCCATGGATGGGAAAGCACCCATGACGGATTATTCTCATCGTGTTACCGGTGCGCAAGGCAATTTGCCTGAACCTCGTTCCGCTCAGGATTCCGCACCGCGTGCCCTTTCGCAATCCGGTGGACAGTTCTTTCCCCAAGGAGGCCTGTTGCCGCCTTCCCGTGAAGATACACAGAAACGAGAGGCCAGGTCCGACCTTCATTGGTCCAGCCTGCCCGTGGGAAGCACCTTTCGAGGCAAATCGGGTAACATCTTTGTGGTGAAACACGGTGAGGCCGGTCAGAAAACCTATAAACCGGCCATGGCCCATGAGCACATGGAAGCCCAAGCCGCCCAGGCTGCCGGCAGCGAACAGTCGTTGCGTCGAGGGGGTCATCCTGTACGTAACCCGGTACATGGACATCACTCAGTGTTCTGAAATAATTTCGAACTCCTTGACTAGAAACCATGAGTGCACTTGATTCGCTTGCGATTTCGAGCGCTTCCTCCGCAGTGGCATCGGCTGCGTCGTCTTCCGCTGCACCTGCTGCACCTGCTGCCGCTTCCAAGCCCTTCTTGATTCTGTGCGGTAAGCCGATGACCGCCGCCGACCAAGCCATCTTTGCAGAATTTGGCACCATCGCGTCCTGGAGCCAGAAATACGTCAACATGCCCCTTAATCAGATTACACCCTTCGATTACCTACTGTGCGACATGAATTCCAAGAGCATGCGACTGACCCTCGGACGCACCGACCTGTCTCAATATCAAGTCGTGCACTACGTCTCCCAATTGCAGAAGATGGAAGACTTCGTAGAACAGGTCAAAGGAAACATCCTGACCAGCATCCCTTCCCACGCCGTCAACAAGGCCGATTTCGATTCCATGTTGGTCAATGAGAAGTTGATGTCTCCGTCCACCGTGAAGACGATTCTGAAGTGGGTGAAGACCTGTCTGGGAAAATAGTGAGGTGGTTGTGTCAAAGTGGACTGGATTCCCTCAAGAGTTATCTCGTCACCTCCTTCCTGTCCGGTCTGCACTTCAGTCCCTTCGTAATCTCTGCGCTTCTATTAGTTGCATGACCGACGTACTCGTAGACCAGTTTGTCACAATCACCTTCGCCATTTACATCCTCTATCTCTTTTCATCCTTGCTATGAATAATTTCCTATGCATAAGTAAGAATGGGCAACGTCTTCAAGCGCATGGACGACGAGAAGCGCGACCGCGGCATCGTCGAGTTCCGTGAGAAGTTACAGCACGCGGGAATCCCGCCTCCGACGGCCTCCACCGACCATGTTCCTGATGTAGAAAACAACGACCAGGCTCGATGGTACTGGTTCGTCGCCACCAATACCCTCCCCCACGCTACGCTCCTGAAGTTGGCCAAGCAGCCGTTTCACATCGGCACCCGACCGCCCTTCAGCTACATTGAGCGCAAGAACATGTCCCTGATTGCCGGCGACAACCCGTTTACGTGGACGCAATCCGAGGCCGAAAACCGCATCCTGAACTTTGCAGGCAGCCACACAGGGGGCCTAAAGCGCGGGGGTCGCATGGCGCACCATCATGCTCATCATCGATTCGGCTGCTGAATCGTTTCAAGGCGAGTGCGTTGCTGATAGAAGTGAACCATGCGGCTCTTCTGTTTCGACGTGTAGCCCTCGATGATTTCCTCAGGTGTGCGATTCGACTGAATCCAATAGAAGGGACTGTAGGCGACCGTCAGTTCCTCACCAGGTTGCACGTCCTTCATGGTCGTGATGGATACCAGGTAGCTCCCTTTCGTATAGACACAATTGTTACATTTCTGTTCGGCATGCAAATATCGCCATACTTCTTCAAACGAACCGTCTTTCAATCGGTCGGTATGAGGATACCCATCATTCATGAAGTGACCCAAATAGCCAGCGACCTGCTTATTTGGATTACCCACATATGCCAGTTTACGATGTCCCACATCAAAACGGTACATTTTCATATCGGGCATCTGGTCTCCATAGGTAAAGAAGGAACCAGGCGGGCCGGGAGCAGGTTCATTGCGATTGATGACGGCGTGCATCGGGTACAGGGTGACCGCCTTGCCCTTCGGGATAAACCGTGTGGCAAACAGGCCTTTTCCGTGAATCCCGCTGTCTCGTACTTCTACAGGATGGTCCATTTCGATGGGCAAGTCCACCATGCGTATCAGGCATTTGACGCCAACCGCTGGGAACATGACCTCGACCATCTTGTCGAGTTTGGAAACGTATTCATTCATTCTATCTTCTCTGTTCATTTTAAACTACGCTTCCATCTCTTTAAGCAGGCAGCGAGTACCGCAGGAACAGGGTGGAAAAACTCGGGCGCACTTTTTGAAAACCCCAAAAATTCACCCATTTCGAAACCATTTACAGTACCCCTATTTTTTGATTCTCTCGTTAATTGTATTAAAAAACAGGGCGCATTCATATCAAAATTTCAAGGCCCAGAGCCCTCATTTTGAAAACGGGGAGGGACGGTCGTCTGAAAATTTTTTTGATTTTTTTGAAATTCGAAAATTCGAAAATTTTCAAAACTTTTTCAAAATCATTTTGGAACTTGACCCCCCCAAAAGGCACATTTGAGGATACCATAATAGCCCCTATAACAAATTATGGATACTGATTTTCAGAAAGAGTCGTATTTGTATTACCATGTGAAGGGCGTGCCGGTCAAAATCTGTTTATAATGTGAAAAACCCCACAGCACCAATCGTGGTACTGTGGGGAGTGGTACAAAATGCTCGAGGCATGATTTGGAGGGTCGGAAAATCCTATTTTTGGGAATGCGCCTGGTCGGTGGGTCGAAACCTAAAAAATTTGATGACGACGATTTTCTGTAGGATAGGCAGACATGCCAAGACCCACAAAGGAAGAGACAGAAATCGGTCGTCTAACGTTCGTGGCGGATTTCAGTCGATTGGCCAGCGAACGGTTCACGATGGAACAGGAAGGACCGCATCACGATACCTATTTCGATGAGCATCGTGGTGGATTCACGGATACCAATGGGTACTACTACCTGAACTTCAGCAAATCCGTATGGCCCGACGGGTTTACAGAATATCATATTGAACGATATTCTGCCAACATCTTTGATAGTACCATTTGTAAGACTAAGAAAGACCAACGTAAGCACATTCGTGAATGGGCTTTCATTTATCCAAAGGATACCAATAAGGTATATCGTGGTCATCCAGGATGGGTCATAGGAGATTGGCATCTGCAGCACTACTCGAGAAAAAATGCGCTCTCCTAATCGGGAGAGAATTCGTAGGATTAGTAGAAAAATCGAGTTGAAAAATCAAAACCCCCCATAGGTTTTCATTTTTTACGACAGGTTTTCATTTTTTGACAAGATTTCACTACTAATTCTACTAATTTTGGAAAAAGGAAAAGCCCAGTAATCTTTCGATTACTGGGCTCTTTCTAATACAATAAACGACTATTATTCATCCTCTTCGTCATTTTCTCTACGTTTCAGGAGATAATACGACTTCCCCATGCTTGCCGCCTCCTTAATTTTCAATTCCTCTCGCATTTGGTAGTGGAATGCCTTGGCCCCCATTCCTGTCTTCATGTCTTGCTTGAACATCGTATGCGCTTCCGATGTTGTGATGCGGGTATCGGCTTCCCCTTTCTTTTTACGAGGAACCTCCTCCAGACGTTCCATGAATCCATTGAGCCAAACACGCACTTTGTCTTCATCATTCAAACATTTATCGGTAGAATGCAACACCGACTGAGGATAATGGAATTCTGTGAATCCGCAAGCGGTTTCCCACATCATCAGAAGAAACTCATTGACTACTTCAGGCTCCGTTATCCGCGCTTTCAATGTCATATCGGCCTTCTTTTCTCCTTCCATTGGATGTTCGCTAAACGTATTGGGGTAATCGATTTTGATGAATCGTCGACGCATCCCACCATCTACTTTGGTCATTTCTGGAATCATGTTGCAAAGAAGGAAGGTCGTGAAAGTAGGAACCCAATCAACCGACTCTTCGTATAAGGTGCGAACATTGATAGGGTCACGTCCAGTCAACGCCTTAATCAACTCCGTCGACAACTTCATCTTTGCTCCATCGGTTGCTTCAGAGGAGGGTTCACTGGTAACAAAGAAGCGGACTCCCTTGGCTCGTGAGAGGGTGGGATTGGGTGCACCGCTTTTATACGTGGAGGTAAGGAACTCATTGTCGGCTTGAAGATAATACTCTCCTAATGCAGCCGACAACAACGTGAACAGAATGCCCTTTCCATTACCACCTGTACCCGTATGACAATAGAACTTCTCGAAATGGTTGCGGAAAAACGACATGGCGGTATGTTCTTTCCAATAGCGCACCATTTCTTCGGTATTGAAGATGGTCAGCAACTCCCGATGTAACCATTCGCGCAATTCAGGACGCGCTACCTCAGAGAGGGTTCGACGAGTCGTCTTCATCACATAATCCCATCGGTCGACGGGACGAATGATTTTATGCTCATAATCCATGACTTGTCCATCGGCAAACGCGAGAAGACTCGTATTGGTATCAATGAGGTTGGAAAAGGTGTTATCGGTATAGAGAGTGCGCAAATAATCGATGGTGCCATTGATAAATGAATTGGTGCCCAATGTTTTATGACACTTGAGCGCCTTCATGACCAAGGCGCGATAGTGTTCATCGTCGTGTGGAACTTCATTCAGCGCCTTCTTGACTTCTCGCTGCAAGACATCGCTAATGGACGAACGTAGGGCATCAGGGTGTTCCTTTCCAAGTTTTACAATGAGATTGGTATCTTCATACTTGTACCAGCATTTATTGGAATAGACAAACTGTTGGGAACGGATGGAATCATAGCACTTGGCGGTATCCGCATGATTGATGTTATCGCCATTCTGAAGGAGGCGCCGAGGAGTGATGCCGAATGATTCGGCATAGTGCAAAGGAGAATCCTCCTTGGCCCAATAATGCAATGACCGTTCGGTAAATCCTTTCCGTCTCTCTTTAATCGTGGCGAACCAGTTGGATACGTCTGAAGAACGATACTTGTAGGATTTCTGGGAAAAACGATGAAACAAACCTTCGCCGCCTTGACCAAATACATGATGAATGGCAAACCCCACATGCGACCATGTAGAATAGGAGTCCGCGCGTGCCACAGATAATAAATCAATCAATGTCTCGTATGTCTTGATGGTATCATTAATTACATTCAACGCTTCACTCTTTGATACAGGCCGTTCCAATTTTCCATCTTTTTTGCCTTTGTGCGTCACCATCCCCATCAACGATTCAGGCATGGCCTCGATGGGTCCATCGATGTAGACTTCATAGCGAAATGTTTCCCCATCAAAATTGTAATAGGATGGCGGTGCAATAATGCACCCACCATCGTTACGGATGTCCACACCAGGAACCGTGAAGCAATCGGCCGTCGTGACCAAGTTGTCGTCATAGGCGAAATACAGATGCACACCGCGACGGGAAAGGACGGTGTATCGCTGCGCCAATTCAGGGCACAACTCACAACAGTGCTCGTAACTTTTCATGTCATCAAAATCAACCACCGTGAGATTCGAAACCTTTCCTGTGAGGATGGCCACGTTTTCGGTACCGTTTTCTGGTCGAACGGATGTCGCCGTTTTGTTCCAACCCATGGGGTATCGCACATTTTTACAGAGTTTCTGCTTTGTTTCATCAAAATACGGCTCAAAATGAATGGGGAAATACACAAACTTCTTGGAATCATAGGCGGCCAACATTGTTTCTGCTTCTACTGAAGACAGAGAGAATAATCCTTAAATCTAGACTCGGTTCCAAAAAAATAATCCCGTCAAATTTATATGGCCGGATTATTCGGGTTGATTTTCTGCCACCGGAGAAACTTTTCTTGGCCGACCTCGGGGACGACCTGTGGAAGGTCGGACTCGCTTGGCATTCTTTGCACGATGGCGGGCTCGTTCTCGTCGTACATAGTCAAGAGCAAAGAGAATGTCTTCAATCGTAGTCCCATCGTCAAGGATTTCAATCTGGTTGAGAGTCGTATCAATCATATCAATTGGCATTTTATTCTATTAACGGGTTTGATTTTTAAGCCGGGGAAAAGAACTCGGAGCCGTCAATTTTTTAGACCGGGTAAGAAAAAACCCGCCTGGTTTTTCCCCCTGCACCAAGGTTTATTTTTTTAGTTGGGTGATAAAGGATTGTAGTTTCTGGGACACCACCTCATCGTCGTGGAGCTGCTGAACAATGGCATGAAAGGCTTGTTTGCAAATCTCACGGTTCTCTACCGTCATTCCTCGTTCAGCAAAACGATGGTCCAATTCATCGATGGTGGTGAAAAGGGCATAGATGCGCTTTGCTTCTTCCCAGACGGTCGTCGCGGAGGGCTCTACGTTTTCAGGTTCCACAGAGTGTTTTTCGGCTTTTCCATTCTCTATACGCAGGCAACGTTCGGAACATGAGCCCCCTTTGTGGTGGTTCGAATGTCCTCTTTTTTCATTGCATACCAAACAGATTTTTTCGGGGCAATTGCGGCGGTCATGGCCGTTTCCAAGGCATAGTGAGCAAGTACGTTTTTTTTCTGACATGTTTGTATCGTCAAGCACCAGGTGGATACATTTTGAGCCGTCAAATTTTATTTTTTTGGGGCCTAAAGAAAAATAAAAAGGGCGGGTTTCCCCTTTTTATTTGTTTTTTTGTCAATTTCTCTGCATGTTTCTTCTCCTTACTCAAAGAGATTATCAGTGAAGAACCATGCAGTGGAACTATTATGCGTCATTGCGTACTCGTGAGAGTCTGTATTCGGTTTGCTAACGAGCCCACCAGGTTTGCCAACGAGCGCACCAGGGATTGCTTTCACTCGCTTATAGACATCAAATCGTGTTCCCACAATAGGGACATTTTCTTCGTGCTTTTTGTAAATAAAGTACATCCAATGTTGAGAAGGATTTCGACATCCAACGCATCCTTCTGTAATATTTTGGATAATTTCTTCCAACCTCTCGGCATCCATTTGAGGGATGTGCTTGAATCCAGAAAGAGCATCTTGAAATACGATATACATGGTTTTGGGGCGACTAAAAAAAAGACGGTCGCCACCGTCAAATTTTATTCTTGTCGGAGGGTGACGTTTGAAATCCTCTTGGTTCGTTGTGCCACTCTTCGGGAGGGTGATGGTACAGGTCGATGCCGACCCACGTTCGACCAGGACAACACGAGCGACTCAGGCCCTGATTGCAAAACGGGTCGAGCACCGAATCACCTGGTTGACTGTAATGGTCATAGATGAGTTCAATCATCTTTCTGGGTCGCGTGCTGAAGCCGACGATTTCCCGCTTCATGTCGAGAAACTGAGTCTGGTACGTCCCTTTGACTTCGTAGGGCTCGAAGCCCTTTCCTTTCCCATAGTAACCAGACTGCTTCGAAGGACAGCGTTGAATGCGTACTTTTTCGCCCGTTCGCTTGGGAAAGTATTGTCCTTTTGGACCGCGCCAGACGAGGATTTCTTCGACGCATCGCATGGGCTGCCGTTTGGCCAAATAGGCACACGTGACGCCATCTTTCTTCCAGTACCAGGAATGGGAAGGAAGTTGGGGAGCCACCCGTATGAGGTGGTAGTTGAAGGGGACGCTGCAGTGAAGGATAAGATTGCCCGTTGGTTTGAGAATGCGGAAGGCCTCTGCGAAGAAGGCGGGCCAGTCGACGGGTTTGTCCCAGGGTTGCTGGGTGGCACCGTCAAACGGTGGATTGGAATAAATGAGGTCCATGGATTCGGAGGCCAACGTTTTCATGAGGGCAACGGCCTCGCCTTGGTAGAAGGTCATCTATGAGGAATGCATCTTTTTGGAGCAGCATTCCACCGAGTGGGTGACGGATTAGGGAGAGGGAGGAGTCAGGTGAAGATGGATTTGAAGAAGATAGTTAAGTATATGTCGAAGGATGCGGTTTTGATGTTCAAGGAGCATCTCTACTTTGTAGAAGGGTGAGGGTTGGGTGGCATGGCTGGACGGTGGGGTGGCCGGAAGCATTCTATTCCAATTGGATAAATTATCTAGAACTCGGCGTCGTGAGTGTGTACGTGTGTGTGTGGCTGTGTGTGTGTGGTAGAGAGGATGTGGAAGTGTGTGGGTGGAGTGTGCGTAGGTAGCGGCGTGTCGCGGCGTGTCGCGGCGTGTCGCGGCGGGGAGGTACAGGGTCGCGTGGCGGATAGTTCAACATGCAAATGCATCACTGGATATTTTCGCGTGTCAGAAAATCTCTGGATATTTGACAGCCTCCAAATATCCGCGGGACCTGTGGAGCACCTCTAGAGTGTCGAGGCAGTTCGTAGGAGGAGTTCGTAGAAGAGATGAAATTTGGAGTACGTTCGTAGGAGAGCAAAGGAGAAACGCGAAAACAGCGAAAACACCTCTAAAAGGTACTGTACTAAATGGATGCGCGCGGCAGCGCGCATTCGTGATTTGTATTAGAAACAAAAAGAGGCAGGGTGGGGTACGG